ACTTATTTCTAAGGGTGCTAATCCTCATTTGAAATATAAATATGGATCCCTTTATGATATGGTTACCATGGATTGTCAAAGATCTTCATCAAGTGATGGATCTTCATCTGGTAATAGTTCATCGTCTATAAATAGTGCGAATGATAATTATGCTCCCTTTCCTTGTGATTCATATACTATTAAAGAACTCAATAAAATTATAAAAATCTTTAATAAATCTATAATACCAACAACGACCCAGGGTGGTAATAAAAATAAACGCATCAAATTACGAGGCTTAAAGAAAACCCATAAAAACAAGTAAAATGTCTTCCGTTATAAATCCGTATGAACTTTTTGGTTTAACAGCGAATAGTTCGCTAAAAGAATTACGCGAAGCCTATTATCGTTTTGCGTTGATGTGTCATCCAGACAAGGGTGGGGCATCTGTTACGATGAATCAAATTACGTTGGCCTATCAATGGATACGTCAACAATTGACCGACGCCGAAGAACACCGTCAAACGTTTGAGGCTTATTATGGTGAAAAAATAAAAGAGGCACCCAAAGTCAAAGCCTTTACGGATATTTTAGCGGAAACCTATGAATACACACGCGAACGCTTTAAAGAGATTTGTCAATCCCAAGAGATAAATATCAAAACCGACGCTGTGATAGATATGTTATTTGTTCCCGCCTTTGAATGGGCGCTCCAAGAAAAAGCCACCGTAGACAATCTATGGGAAAAAATCCCCCTTTTCTTAAAAATGTATATCGGGGATAGCACTAAAAATTCCCCTGTGGAATTTTATGTGCCAATGTGCGATCCACGGGGATACGACGACGTCATCACCCAGCATGCCTCCAACGAAACCAGTTATGAATCCCATCGCGACCAATATCGTTCCACTCTTGTAACCTACGAAGCCCCTCAAACATTGAGTCTCTGGAAAGATTACGGGGCGCAATGCGAACCAACCAAAGAAAAACCGAATTTTACAGTATTTGATCCGACAGCAGTGTATGATTACGAAGAAGCATTTCAAACCCCTGTTTTACCGCATATGGACTATGAAAAAGAAAAAGAAACCGAGTCAAAAACAAAAACAATGAAAGAATTGGATTGTAGAATTGATGAACGAAAAAACCAAGATGAACAATGGGCGATGGAATTGGAAATGACCCAAGTATCCCTACAGAATGACTAAAATGCTGGGTGCTTTTTTGTTTTTTTAAAATGCTTATGTTTATTTTTTTTTATGTTTTTTGTATCGCAGATACACGCGCGCAAACGGACAGACCAGAAACCACATTCTACATCGCCACCTTCATGCGTTTGGCGGCCGACCATTCCTCCTTTCCAAACATATTTTGGACGGTGGTCTTGCCGTTACCCCACAAATGGTCGGGGTGCCAAATCTTTGTGCGGACGGCGCGCTGAATGGCAATCGTGGCCTTCCGCATACGGAAGCTGCGCCAGTAGCGCTGAATGCGCGTTGCCATAATTTCCTCCTTGGCCTCCCGCCACATCAATTGGCCGAGAAGATCATATAGGATCTCCTTGGGATAGTTGGGGCTCATCCCGTCATAGAAGAAGGCCTCATACAGCGTATCTACTACCGTCGCCGACGGAATCGCTGTGCTGCCGGCCAACAGGGCTTTCATATAGCCCACCATAAAGTCCGTATGGAGCATCCGGCAATCTATCAAGACAAACTCAAAGATGTTTTTGCGAAAGAACACTGTTTTCGGCGAGGGATCCGTGGGGGCTCCCCGCGCCAACAGCTTTTCAATAAACCAGATTGGCATGCCGTTTCGCATCGCCCGCTTCAGCATGTGAGTGGTGATGTAGCGGGGCGGGGGGTAAGACCAAGTGTGTTCTGGCTCTTTTGTGGGGTCGGCGCCATGGGTCAAGAACCAGTCGGCGACATAGGGCTTGGAGCAATAGATTGCCAGAAAGAGCCCTGTTTCGCGACCTTCGCGTTCCTCAATCATAGTGTCTACGTCAAACTCGTCCTGTCCCAGAACGTTTGTGCGGTAGGCTTCCAAGACCGCAACAACGTCGTGCTGGGGGAAATTCAGCGCAGACGCGCGGCAAAACATCAAGAACTCCTTGAAGGAGACCCCAGTAATGTCTGCGTGGACACCCCCCGCCATCTGCAACTTCTGCATCGCCGTCTCAAATTCCATCTTGCGGTAAAACTCGGGCAATACCAGCGGCATCGGCGCCATCGCCACGCGAACGGTCAGGAAAGACATTCCGTGAAACGCTGAAAGCCGTGAAACGCTGAAAGCCGTGAAACGCTAAAAGCCGTGAAACGCTGAAAAAGCAGTGAAACGCTGAAAAAGCCTGGCAGAATATTCCAGTTTTAAAGTTGCCGGAATCGTGTGCTCTAACCATAAAGCCCTTCCATCAACCGTCATATTTTTATCATTTTTCATCCTTTTTCACTCTTTTTTTCAAGACACATTCCAACGAACGGTTCCAAAAGGTTCGCTTTAACAAACACCCAAAATAATAGAATACCCCAAACCCATAAACGTATAACAAGAACAATAAGATAATCATTCAAAAACCTATATTTATCACCGATATCTTTTATCCGCGAACCCGTCCCACCGCCACTTCAAACGAAAGATAGCTGGCGAAAGAAAGCCATACAATAACCGGTATCAACAATAAGGCAACCGAACCAAAGCGAAGCCAAATTCGCCACGTGATAAGAATAAAGGCCACCGCCAACACCACCAAAAATCCAAAGGCCAGCCACGGTTGACACCATTGAGTAAACAACAACCACCATATTTGAAGACCAAGAATACCCCCTATAAATCCCAATACCAGCCCGGTAAAACGACGCTCTTCCCCTACCCAAACCCTCCATAAAACAATCCCCATCAATACATACAAAATCGGCCAGACAACCCCAAAGACCCACCCCGGCGGTTGCGACATCGGCACTTTTCCACAAAGTCGCTGATCACCACCCCGTCGCGTCCACGTAATTGCCCCCACCAAACCACTGCCGACCACCAAGGGAAACAGCAACATCACCCAATCGCTCACCTTAGAATCTTGAAATAAACCCATTCTATTTACAAAGCCACAAAAATAAACACATCACACACCTCACGGTTTCCAATAACGCTTGCTAAATATTCTCAATAAAAACCGAAAAAAATTCCGGCGCCGTCCAACGCTCATTCCCCCCGATTTCTATTTTAAGAAAATAATTTTATCCCCGCAAACGCACCCCTCGCACTTCCATATAGGCCACCAAAGGAAGGATTATCCAAAGCGCCGACAATCCCAAATAAGCAACCCCTTTGCCCGTCAAAAACACATTTGAATGAGCCCATGTGAGGAAATACAGAACACAATGATAGGCCTGGATCAATAACAATATGCCAACCCAATACCATCGGCGTGCTAAAAACGCAATCCAGAGCAATACAACCCAAACCGCGTTTCCAAATTCTATCCAGAAGACAAAATCGCTCGGGCGAAGATAGCGTCGGTCGGCTTGGCACGCGTATTCCGCCCACGCTTTTAACCAAAAATCTTTATAGCCGGTTTCGCCCCAAAAGTCCAGACATCCCAAACGTTGTAAATCGGCGCGTTTCCATACAATATAGACTTCGTAGACGGCAATAAAGAGATTAAACCAGAGCCACCCGAACAACCACGGTAAAACCGAAATCGGCAAACCTGCCGATTCAAAAAAGCGCGCAAACCAAATCCCCGACAGAACAATGAATAGACCGACGAACGCCAAGACAACGACGACAAAAAGCATCTCTATTTGTTTTTCAATGTTATTTTTATGTAAAAATTTAACGATTGGAAGGATCTTTACAGAAAAATGGGATACCCAGCGAAAGGGTAAGAGGCAACGCTCGTTCAGCGGAATGAAGCATCTCCCATACAATTTCTTCTTGGTTCCAACGCCGAAGAAAAGCATAGACCGAATCGGGGAATACGGTTTTTTTCACGGGGGTCAGCTTCATATAAATACGTTGATGCCGTTGTTCCAACGATACACAAACGGGTTGAGAATAGAGATCGTTCAAAGCCGCTGTCCAATCGTTTTTGTCAAGTGTGTCTTTTTGAACGGGTTTAGACACCGAAATAGATGTAAATAATCGTGAGCGCCGCGCGTCCTTTCCCTCGCAAAACACCCTCCGATCCACATACGACCTCTTTACACCGTTGAAACTCAGCATTCCCCGACGGCTATATAGTTTAGAAAGATATTTCCTTAATCCTCCACGCGCGGTCGCAACCAAACAAACAGAGCCTCCGCATTCCAATTGGAACGCAAACTTTCTTGTTGGATATCCACAGAAGACAATGTTGGAAACGGCCATTCTCCGTCATAGGAAGGCTTTAGCCAAGCCCGACACCCGCCACCGGAGCATAGCCCTCCATCGCATATATCCGGAACCCACCCAACAATATAGTCCACAAACATTTCCAGTGAATCCATTACCGATACAGTTTTTAAAAAAATGCGCGTATCCATCGTTTTTAGAAAATCCTCTAAATCCGCTATGGTTGTATAATGTGCCCATTGAACACAACAACGGATTTGAAAGCCCTCAGCATCCTCCAACATAGGGACAATTTTCCATACGGCAAAGCACGGTTTCCAAATTCGGTCGCCTTCGCGAAATAAATGGGCTAAAAAAGCAAGTTCTGCTTTTTTTATCCCAGGAAATTTATGAAAATGAAAGCGAACATAGGAATATCTACTTGGAATGTTATGATTTATTTTTTCAAATGAAAAAGAACGTTTGTGGTTTTGTAATTCATCTAATTGTTGTTGAATGTCATAGAGTTGATCGTGAAGTGTTAACACATAGTTTTCCATAGGACTAAGATTGGAACCAAACATCCAACGCATATCTCTGGTAGAATCCATCTTAGAACAAAAAACAGAAAATATATCCTAAAAAATGATATGGATCCCATCCTACAAACTTACAAACCCCAATCCCCCGCCATCAAAAATGATCGCGTGGCTCTTTGATTTCAAATTATTTGCCCCGTTGGATGCCGATTATTCCTATAAGGATTACAGCGACGACCGTGCTCGCATTTATGTATGGTTCTTTATTATTCTAATAATAATCATTGGGATCCAAATGTTTTTCCCAGAGATCTTTCTCTAACATAATTTTCGTTCGGGTTTTATAGGCTTCCCAAAAAGACCGACATTGACATACCAACGATTCCAACAAGTCCGGATGTTTTAAATAATGCGCCATTTTTTGTGCGTTTTCTTCCCAGGTGGCCGAACATACAAAAGGTACCACACCGCCAAACAAAAGTTCCCAATAATGACCGATAAATCGCACGAAAGGCTGATTGACATTGGAACTTAAAACCACTGGAATCGCCCCCGCCTCCAATGCTTCATACAAACGAAACGTATCTAAACTACAATTGCCGACAGGACAAAGCACAAATTTAGAATGCTTCATCCGGTCAAAATACAACGACGGTTCCATAATGTTCCTCTCAAATCCCCCTGTGCCGTAAATATAAAAGGGCTCCATTGGTTTAAACAATTCCAGAATTTGGGTTCGGTCGCTTTTACAGATGTATCCCGCAAAACTCCATGTATAGAGCCGTTGATCTAAAGAAATCCATTCGCGTGTCCCTAAATCTCGCCGATAACCCAATCCAAAATGTTTTATGTTTGGGCGATGGATAAATGCCGGATGGATATAATGGCGATAAACGCCTTGACAATAGGGAGATTCGTAGAACGAATAATCGTCGTCCAGATATTCGTCCGACAGATGCACCAAGGTAAACGGTGTTTGCGAACGATGATAATTCTCTATCCACGAACGATGAACCCGCAATTCGTTGAGAATGAGTATGGCAAAAGGAATCGGCATCCCCGCATCGTCCACCCTAAGGCTAGGAACGCGCGAAAAACATTCTTCCAACCAATCTCTTTCATAACACGACCGATCTATATGCCAAACCACGGGTCGTTTACGGCGCCAAATAAGTCGTTTACAGCCGTCCATTTCAACCGTTTCTGTCAAATGATAGGCACTGCCAACCTCTGGAAAAAAAGCATCGCCTCCATCCACAGACACATTTACCACGGTTTCATAGACCGTTTGACACCAGTAAGAGGCCAATGCTTCCCGATAAACCCCTTCGCCACCAATGACAAAACAGCGGTGCGACGAATGCTCTTTTTTCGCATATTCAAGCGCTTTCTCCAACGACTCAAACGCAAACACATTCGCAGGCCATTCAAGATCTTTCTCCCGGGTTAAAATACAGTGAATACGAGAAGGCAACGGTTTCACCGGCAACGACTCCCACGTTCGTCGTCCCATAATAATGACACTATCAACGGTCAATGCCCGAAACCATTTCATATCTTCCTTTAAATGCCATGGAATACCACCGTTTTTCCCAATCGCACGTTCCGCGCACGAACGCGCCACCACGACGTCAAATGGGCGCATCTTTTAAAAAAGCCAATAGAGATTCTCTCTCTCGTCCCCTTAAGCGATTTTCGTAATCTTCGTAATCTACGCAACCTCAGCAATCCCCGCAACATCGTATTCGTCTAAAATAGCCTTCTGTTGACGTTTTGTCAATCCAATTGTCAACATAGAACGTATGTCAAACGCCCCCCGATTTTCGCTAAACAAACTCTCTATATCATTTACATAAATCGGTTTGCTGACATAATAATTGGGGGTATACTGTAAAAAGACGATATGGTCAATGGTGGTATAGACATATACATTGGTTTCAAAATGATCTTTCAGTTTTAGAAACAGCGGATGATTCATATAATCGGGAAAAATCAATTCTCCCCAGGGGAAAATGGGTTTATCCAAATGTTCCAAGGAAACATAACGATGAACCATCAATTCAACATAAACAGCAGATGGCTGAGGATAAAACCCAGCCGCTTCTCGCAATACATCCTTATAGTGTAAATACAATTCTTGTGCCGTTGTCAATCCCAAATCATCTAATAACTGTAATGTAAGAAACAACGGCGGGTTGCGATAATAGGGATTGTGTTCATTAAAAGTCATTGGGTGCGATGGATGAATATAGGAATAAAATTCCATGATATTGACAAGGATTTCAAAAGCCGAATAATTAAAATACACCGCACAACGCACCCTCGCATCGTTCGGCAATTCATACCAAATCAAATCCCCGCTGACAAAATCGGTTCCAAGATAATTTCGCAACCAAGAAATATCCCCACACGTTTCTTCCTTGTCAGGAGTCATTTTAAGCTTATACAGACTTGCCGTTCGCCATAAAGGAGTAGATACGATCGGTTGCGATGGTTTATAAGGGATCCATATATTGTCTCTTCTGTCGTAAATATTTTTAAAATGACAGGGTGATACAATCGCGAAATAATCTTTTAAACGAATTTGATCGGCCGAATAAACCACCAATTCATCCCCGGTTTTTAAAATGCGTTTATCCTCGGGAAAATCAAGACGATGATGTCCCCAAACGCTGTCATATCCTTTTTCCAATAGCCTTGCTTGAACCACGTCTACAGGCGTTTGATAGGGCGCATTCCCGCAGAATTCTTGACGAAACGCATCCAATTCATCAAAGCTTTCTATTTTAAAACAGTGACCCATTCTTAATATCACTTTTAATCCCCGGTCGTGATGAAGAGCTTTTATGGAGGATTCTGCTTGGCTTAATGCGAAATAGACACCTCCCCCAAAGTATCCTCCATTTCCCCCAATCATAGGATATTTTCCTTTTTTAGAATCCTCTAAAATAAACGAAAAGGACTCCAGGGAGGTTTCGTGATACCCAATTTTTTTTTCTCCAGATAACAAACGCATTCGCCGTTGTTTTTCCCCGGTTAATAATTGTAAAACCTCTTCGTTCACACAGACATCTATTGCAGTTTGTCCTGAAACCGATCGTTTAAAAATATCTATTTCGCGACGAATGTTTTTAAGGTCGGCTGCCGAATACAGCAATAGACGCACCATTGGCAAATTACCACAATAACTCGCGTTCATTAGAAGCGTCCAACCGTCATAAGGATGCAATTCGTTTAACAGAGAACCTTCTAACGCACGCAATTTTTCCTCAAATTGTTTTTCTGCTTCTAAAGAATGTTCACAACAAAGCGCATATAATTCTTCAAACAAAGACATCATACCCCTTATAAAAGAACTCCATAAAAATAATAAAATTTATTTATGAAACCACCCTTTAAATGTCTCCCGAGCTTCCTCCAAGGACACTGCAGCATTGACAATTTTCCTTTCTGGCGAAGTTAATTCTTTCGTCTCCGCACGAGGAGATGATTTGTTGTAAATTACAATAATATTTTTTGTCCTCAATCCTTTATCATAGTCTTCATATCTGTCATTAACACCTTTCCAAATGTTTTTTACTATATGACTTGGCAATGACCGTGCCCGACTTTCATTGCGCATCAATACCGTTTCTAAATCTGCATAGACCATTATCATATAAACGTCGTACCCAGATTTTTTTAATAGATTTATTTGATTAAAAACGGTAAAACCATAATCATCCCCTGGCCGACCCTTATCCCCAGGTCGGTCAATCACCATAGAGACGCCTTTTTTCATCATTTCATAAAATTCCTCTTTGGAACAACGTTGACCGATGCCTAAAAACCACTGAACAGAACGTTTTTTCCAATCTTCAATACATTTCGTGAGATAATCTGGATTGGCAGCTTCTCCAATAACATCTCTAACAGCTTCCATTAGAGCCAGTTGTTTTTTAGGAGAACCTTTGATATAATCCTCTCCTTCTTTTTGAATCAAGCGATATTCTTCCATCAATAATTCCACGTAGATATCTGGATTATAAACGTAATACTTGAATTCGGGAACGGATGAAAATACATAACGTTGAATATAAGATTTACCAGAACCAGCGGATCCCGTGATAAAAATGGCTATTTTTTTTCCTTTAATTGGACTCATATTGTCCACATTTAATCCTCTTTTTAGACGCAAGGCCGGACATTTGGTTTGACTTTCGCCGGGTTTTTGAACCATCAATCCTTGAAAATAGGCATCGGTGATTTGCGCCAACTGATCGTTGGATAATTCACATATATCCCCAGAAGAAGCACCTCTCCGCCGATACGACATTTTTATCTATTCTCAAACAATATTTATATTTCCAAAAACATTAGAGTCTGTTGCCCATTGATAGCGATACTGCGCCCCCAAAGCCGTATCCATCGGGATTGTCAATCGCACTTGTTCACCCGTATGCGCCGTATATCGCGTGGAAGGTGATGCGTTGGAAGACGAAACATCGTGTACGATACCCAAATCCATTGGAACATATTCCACCCCCGTATTGCTGGTAAAATCAATATCATACAAAGATACATTGCTAAAACGATACGTAAATCCCCGATAGACATAGAGTTCCGGGGAATTGCTATTGGCATCAAATAATCCCGCCCCCGACATCAACACGTTGGAGCCCACGAAATCAATATCATCCACGAAAAAACGCAATCCGCGCTGGTCGTCAATTTGGTCTAAGATATCTTGAAACAGAGCCAAACGATTCCAAGACGCCCCTTTGGAAACATAGGGATTCCAAACGCCAGCAACCGTTTCATCTGCCACCCCCACCACCATCGCCGGATGATTGGAAGCCTCTGGCAGTAATCCAATATTGCTGGTCGCATAATCGTTGCGATACAAAATTTTACCCGAAACTTCCAAGGGAACCGACGGCGTCACGGTTCCAATGCCTACCCAAGCATTGCTGGTAATCACTATTCCTGTCGTCTTTGGGTCTTCCAAGGCGCCATATTGAAATTCGGCCATTGGCGCATTCCCAGTTTGAATAATTTTTAAAGCCGTATCGTTTCCAGTATTCGTAATAGACACTTGTTCACTAAACGTAATTTCCACGTCGGTGGTATTTAAGTTAATGACGTTTAGATTGGAGGCCGTCAACGTTCCGGTGGCATAAATATCGCCGCTCACAAACAACTCTGTCGTTGGTAAAAAGGTGCCGATGCCCACCCGACCGTCGGCATTGACAATCATCACATTAGAGTTTCCTTTTCGCAAACGCATCACATCCCCCACCGTATCCTGTTGAATCAATAAAGACACATTGGATGCCATTGCCCCAAATTCGGCATTGGACGCAGATGTTCGCACATACAGATGTGCCAGTTCGGCCTCTGTTTCGGCCGCCGAAGCCCCAACGCCAATCACACCGGTTTCACCGACTTCCATTAGGACGCCATTGCTCACCAAAGGCGCTTTTAAAGAAACCAATGGAAGCGCCCCAGCCCCAATACCGGCCGCATTGGAACTTTCTATCAACACACTGGCAACCAAGGAACCGTCGGCAACCATATTAGATCCACCCAACACGTGAAAGATACCCGACGGTGCCTCTGTACGAAACCCGACGCGTTCGGTCGCCGGCGAATACAAGACCGGCGACCAACGTTCTATCTCCGTTTCACCCGAATTACGAACCACAAATACCACATTGGAGGGAGATACAGTACTTCGCGACACTTCCAATACAGTTCCCCCAGCAACTTCGCCCACCCGCCAAACGGGATACATCAACCGTCCAGATACCGTATCGTCCACCGTATCTTTGAAGGCCACCAAAGGTCGCCCAGAAACCGCCACATTACAGACCGAAAACCCGTCTAAATTCAAATCATCGCAATAAACGGTGCGCCAACGTTCGGTATTCCCTCCTAAATCATACACATCACCCACAGTCGGTATCAAAGAGCGCATTCGCATATCGCCTTCCACGTGAAGTTTTGCCAGAGGCAACGTGGTTCCTATACCGACGGATCCCGTCGCTGACACGACCACCGTATTGGACGACGCCAACCCTCGTAGAATCACCATTGGATCTACGGGATCCAAATGGGACACACGAATGGCCGTTGTATCTACCGACACAATATCAACAGAAGCACCGGCGGCCGTCGTGCCAATGCCAAGACGACCATCCAAGGACACAACACCAGTTCCCATCGTCAGTGACACGTCACTTGTCCGGAGACGCAAAGTATCCGCATCCCCGAGCATTCCAACCCCTGACGGGAAGCGAATTTCAGCAGAATTGCTTTCGCTTTCCAACCACATATCTCCTTGAACCCGCAATTGAACCATATTGGATGTTTCTGCGGACATCCCGATTCCATTAGAGGCATAATGCCACGATCCCAGACGAACATAACCCAAATGCGTATCTTCTATTTTCAATAAACCGTCGGTTTGAGGCCGGTATTCCATAATGAGACTGTGATTAGAGGATGCCACCCGATGGATGCGTTCCAATCCACTGACCGCTGAACGCGTCCTAAAATGAACTTGGGCTTCTTCGTAGATAGAATCGTAGACCATCATATTCGCATTGCTTCCGGAATACACGTGCACCAAATTACATCCCGCAATACCCCCTCCAATCACCAAACTGGGAATAATATTACAGGCAAAGTCGGCGACTGGATTGATAAATATATTTCCCAAGGAATCCACCCGTAGACCTCCGGTGATGACATTGGAGGCTTCTTGGCGATACAAAAACGGAAACCCGTTGATAAGAATGCCGTCAGTGACATTGAGATAACCATCTATGTTGACGGCATACGGATCCACGGCCTCCGAAAGGATGCCTAAATTGCCCGACGAATTAAAATTCATCAGCCGCCGCAGACCCACCGGTGCCCCCTGTTGATCTATATAGAAACCGCTATTGGAAGCATACATCCTATAATCCACCACCGCATCCCCACCAAAGCTATTGCTGGGACCCGCTTGGAATAAAATCATTCCGGTAGACGTGCTGTCTGGACTATACAACCGAATGGCATCCGCCGAAGTCGCACAACGCATATCCAGGGCATAGTTCGGGGAACTATTGTTGATACCAACCAGACCCGACGAAAGCAACGTGAAAACTTCTTTTTGAATCGGGGTAAATCCCGTTTGTGTAAAATTATAAACAAACGACAACTTCTGTGCCGTCGGTTGAAGGGAATCTGGCATCGGTCCTTTCAACGTCCATTGATAAGAAGCCCCCGACGATGTATTGTTTCTCCGCAATAATGCCGTTGGCGCATACAAAGACGAATTCACCGTAGAATCATATTGAATCAACAGCATAGAACTGGCGGTATCATTGTTGTAAATATGTAAATTGCCCGCCGGTTCCACACTGCTGTCTATGTTGAAACCTGTATAAATAGAGGCATTGGTCTGTTTGACCCCCCGCATAAAGAATTTGGGTTGAGAGGGTGTTGTCCGATCCAAAAAGACCAGGGACGGGCGTCCGTCGTTGTAATCCAGACCGAAACGCATCCGCGTGCTTACGTCGGTGCCACTGCGTCCCGCTTCAAAATCAATCAAGGCCGACGAAAGCACCGATGAAAACCGGGCAATCGTTGCTGAATTGATGTATTGGTGAACGCGCAAGATAGGATACGTAGAATAGTCGCTTTTTTGAGTCAGGGTCAAATCCGTATCTTCTGTATAACCCACGCTGACATAGGCTTCGCGGGCAGCGTCAATTTGGGTGGGGGAGTTAAAGGTGCTATTCGGGTTCGTTGCTTTTGGCAACAGATGAACGATGGAACCGGTAATCAAAATATCATTAGGATTCGCAGGCAAAACCACCGGGGTTGCCGTGGAACCGTTGATGGTAATATAGGTGCCATTCAAACTCAAACGCCCGTCCACGTCTAAATTAGAAGTAATTTTTAAACTACCAAAGATCGTGGTGTTGCCGCCGACAATCAGGGCATCGTCATAGGTGGAATTGCTGGGGCCATAATCGCCCATATCGTAAATGTCACCTACAAAGGCTTGATGACGCCCGTCCGAGAAATATTGGCCTCCCAAAAGAACATTGGAGCCCACCGAACGTGTATCGTAAATCGCAAAGCTTTGTTTTACGTAGCGTTTGTTGCTATAGGGAATACCCGCTTCCGCCACCCACGTTTGGCTTGCGGCGTTGAATCGCACTCCACCCTTGGAATAGTTCAGCGAAGACTCTACTTCTACCTGATTGGCCTGTATATTCAAATACGTGGGACGCGTCGTTCCTGTTTCATAAATTTCCAACGGATACACGGTGGAAGAAACGCCAACGCCAACCGGGGACATACGATAGACCATTTCATTGCCACCTTGAAGCCACAACCCAACGCGTTGATTTTGGGGCGTATAGAGAAATCCGTCGGCCAATTTTAGACTGCCCGCCACCGTCAATCCGTATTCGTATTGAGGAGTGGTGTTGATACCCACGCGTGGTGCGGCGGCATTGATGTATTCGGCACCCGCATAAATCGGCGGGATACCCACGCGTCCAATAAAATTATTCTGGTAGAATTTTGCCAAAGGAATGCTGCTTCCAGCAATGGTAGGATGACGCGTATAGATGTCCTCGCGAACAAAAGCATCGCCTTCCACGTGAAAATCAAATTGGGGACGAAAGGTTCCAATGCCAACGGTTTTATTGTAAAATACACCAAATACGGGCGGATTGTCGGGACGAATCAATGGCCGATAAACATTGCTATGTTCGTATTGACCGGGGTAGAAATAGATGTTTTGGGGCAATTCTGGCAACGATTTAAAGATCTTCGCACCATTGTAATAATCTTCACCCGGAGTACCCGTCGCAATCACCATACTGGCGTCCAGATATTTCATTTCGGCATCCACCTCGCCGTGGCCGAAAACCGCCACCTTGCGATTCCACGGTTGAAGCGTTCTGTCCCACAGCGCCAATTCATAGCGATTTTCGGCGGTTTTTTCTACGTGAAGTTGCTGATGGAATCCCACCGAAGAAACCTCTACGTTGCTTAAATCCATTCCAATCGCCATCCGGTTGCGAACAAAGACGTTGCCGCCGATTTCTTCAATATTGGAAAAACCTTCAGGGGTTGAAACATTAAAATCTACGTTACACCAATTGCCGTCGGGGCCAATCGTTTGAAGAAATGAACCGAACCGCAATACATTGCTGGCGTAAAGCATTGTATCTACACGAACGGTATCGGTGAAATGCGATTCACCCGATACGGTCAATCCAGAACCCGTCAAATTGCTGGCAAACAACGTTTCGTCCACCCGCACGTTACAATGAAATGTCGTGTTTCCTAAAACATCCAATGCGGTTTCGTTTTCGGCCGTTGGCAGTGTCAGTAACACATTGGAGGTGAAAATATAGGTGCCGTGTGAAAATGTCCCAGGGCGCACTTGGTTGGGATCAAAGGAAAGTCCCAGTGACCTCACATACAATGTATCAATATTACAGGTGGCGCGACTGACAACGTCGTATACTAAAAGTTCGCGACCATAGGCGGGGCCATTTACCTGTAAAGACATCGGTGCCCTCACCGTTTCCGTATAGAAATAATTGGAGTCCCCGGTTGCAGCCGCCGTTCGCCGATAAGAATAGGTTTCCGTTTGCGACGTGCGAATCCCAACATTGCCGGCGCGGTCAATAATCATATGGGGCAAATTAGAGGTTTCGTTGGCATTGTAAATCGGCACATCCCGCGCAATAAGATTGTTGGGGTTGCCGTTGATGGCCTCTGTGTAAATATTGGAAAAATAGGTTTGGTCGCGCCCCACGTGAAACTCAATGGGAACATTGCTGGGGGTATTGAAGACCACGGGTGAATTACTGGCATTGCCTAAGATACCCATACGGAATTGAGATAATTCCGTATTTTGTAAATTGAATTGACTGCGCTTGATGTCGCGGTTGGGGGTTGAAACGATATTGAATTTATGTGTATTGCTACGCGCTTGTAATTCGGTGCTGATGTTGACTTGATGGGTGCTGTAAATGTTATTATAGACATTGTAACTGACCGGCGAAAACAATCGGTCGGCGCCGATGGTCGCTGGGGGATTGGAGGTATATTCATTTCCGCGAATGGTGCCCTCTACCATCAAATCACCTTTAATGTAAACGGCATATCCGCGATTTGGCAAGGCATCCCGCGATTCCAAAGAGGCATTGACGGCAATACCCGTATTATCCACGATTAAATTATGTTGAACCAGGGAAGGGGTATTTTCAACGGTGCCTTCGCCGATCACCAAGAATTGATTGGACGTCAACGCTAAAGCGTCGTTGGTGCGATAGAGGCCGATACCAATACTATCAATTTGAATAATATTTGGCTCCAAACGGGTTTGTGCCGTTTCATTGACGGGCATACTGTAATTAGGTTTGCTGAAACGCCTCTGTTAAATGGAAAGACATTTATACGCTTAAATTATTTATTTTTTGAGATACTTCTTTTCAAACGCGTCCTTAGAAAGAATGGTTATTCCGTATTCGCGCGCTTTCACCAGTTTAGAGGAGTCTTCGTCAACGTCTTTTGCCACCACCAATGTGACTTTTTTAGAAACCGTATTGCTGACGGAACAACCGACGGTTTTAAGAAGGGTCTCCCATTCTTTATCACGGAACCCCGTGAATACAATAGATTTATCCGCCAGTGCTTTCATTGCCACCGGGGCTTTGACAGCGGGCGATGCCGACGCTGACGCAGACGCAGCAGACGCTGACGCCGCCGAACAGGTCTTAGGGTTAATGTCGCGGACAAACGCAAGCACTTCGGGTAAATCCTCTATCATACTTTTCACCGTCGCGGGGGCAATACCTTCCACTGCCCGAAGTTCCCCAGATTTTGGCATATTTCCTTTTAATACTTCGGGATACGCAACCACAAACGCCTCTAATTTTTTGCGGCCAATGCCACGACCAAACCGATTGGAGGCATTCATATAGTCCAGACACGTGGCCGACGCCAATGTTTTTTGAAGACTGGCATAAAGTTTTTCAGCCCCTTTCTTTTGAATGCCCTCTATTTTCAAGAAATCGGCAACGGTCATTTTCATAATCGCAGGAATCGTTTGAAATCCCCCATTGAAAACTTTTAGAATCGTGCCTTTTGCCATAAAAGCGACTTCCATTTGTTTCATAAAAAATTCTATTTGGCGCAATGTTTGATCGTCGCTCTGTTTTCCAACTGCCCGAATATCTACATGTGTATCTGTCCATTCATAGGCCGCATCGGGCATACTGGGTTCCCCTGAAGTCGCCGGATTCAAAACCCGCACCACGTGGGGAATAACATCCCCCGAACGAATAATGACGACGCGCGCCCCTGCCCCCAAATTATGTTTTTCAATAAATTGGGCGTTGAATCCGGTCGCCCGTTGGATTTTAACACCCGCCAATACCACCGGATCAAAGATCAGCGTGGGTTTAAAGAAACCGTCTTTGCTGACATTCCATTCTACCTGTTGAACGATGACTTCGGCCTCGTCGTGCGTCAAGATGCTTTTAAAGGCAAAGGCATACGACGGGTTTTTTTTGCTGACATACGGATGAATCGCATCGTGGCGCACCACAATCCCATCGCATTCAAATGCGGAGTTCTGTCGGCGTTCCATCAACAACTCCGACAGTTTATCGTGGCTCAATACAGCGTCGTCCAATACATCGTAATGAGGCAATATAAAACCCAATGTCTTTAAATGCGCCATGGCCGTAGAAGGCACCTCTTTGGGTTCTATCATTTCATAGGCGACAAACTGCAGATGTTTCAAAACCAAGGGATTGGGATGTTTGGCATTGACGTTGCCGGCGACAATGTTTCGGGCATTGGCACCCAGGTGTTGAATCTCCTTCCATGAGGCTTTTGTCAATATCAATTCGCCCCGAACCACCACCGTATGGGTCGGGGAGGCGGCTGCAGCGGCCATCAGTTTGGCCGACGTGGGCTTGGGTAAAGACGAAATGGAATGTATCAATCCTGAAATATTTTGTCCATAAGTTCCGTCGCCACGGGTAAGCATTGTGGCGGTGCCATCTTTCTTATAAAGAATCATTGCCGACACACCGTCTAATTTATCGCTGACGACATAGCGGCCTGGGAATTTCTTTTTAAAGGCGGTTAAGACTTTGGGGTCATCGCGTATTTTATCCAGAGACCCCATAAAATACGGCAGTTTCACCTTTTCGCCCCGGACGGGAGCCCCCACTTTTGTTAAAAAAGAATGCTTGGGATTCAATTGGATCAATCGCGCTTTCAGTGCGTCGTATAAATCATCGCTCATCAACGGTTTCTCGGTATTGTGATAGGCTTCCGTTGCGTGTTCCAACACAGCCACCAATTGATTCTCATTCATTTTCGGCAAGTCTTTCGCAACTTTCTTAACATTGATTCCCATCCTGTTGTATTTTCTATAATAAGGGCTCTATATTTTAGATGCTTTCTATTTGGAAGCATTGGAATATAAAAATAAACGATTTAAAGGAAATCCTCCCTATCAACATAGGGTTCTATAGCTCAGATGGTTAGAGCACACGGCTGTTAACCGTGGGGTCGTCGGTTCAATCCCGACTGGAACCGTCTATATTTTAGATGCTTTCTATTTGGAAGCATTGGAATATAAAAATAAACGATTTAAAGGAAATCCTCCCTATCAACGTAGGGTTCTATAGCTCAGTTGGTAGAGCGCGTGGCTGTTAACCACGAGGTCGTCGGTTCAATCCCGACTGGAACCGTCTTTATTTTTCATTATTTTTACTATAAATTTTTATGATTTAATAAAAATTATACAGATTCGTTATTTCTATTTATTTTAAACGTTTCATAGCCCTCTTTTAATGCTTTCAAATAGCGATTCCATTCGGTTAAATAGAGTTCTTCAATAACGGATAGGTGAGTCCATTCAATATGCGGATGAGACCAACCTATGTGACTAAAATGGGGATAATTTGTTTTTATCCATTGCCGAAAAACAGATTCGCCCGCTTTTTCTACAATGATATGAAAGCCTCTCCATAAAGGTTCACCACCATAATAACCTTCAATACCACGCAAAAAAGGCCCCAGGCGCACACAGAAACTCTCGCATCCAGAAGGTTTATACGGACTAAAATGCCATTGGGAGTCATTGAAATCGCTCTTTTTAGATACATAATAATCGTGTCCTTCTAAAGGAATATGCTTATACCAACTATGGAGAGTGCTAAATCGGTAAAACTCGGCTTCCATTTTTATGCGTTTATAAAATTGCTCCTTAAATTAAATTGCTCTGGAAATTCCATAATACTAAATCTATAGACCACCAATGAGAATAGGGTTGATCGGGGTTTTCTCTTGGTATAATTGTTTCTACAATAGCGTCCTCTGCTTGAAAACGGCGAATTCGTTGATATACATAACCTATTTTGTGAATGTAAATCGTCGTAGGACGAAGACGCAAAACCGTCCATCCGGGATTCACAAAAATAGGAAATGCCAATCCTTTCAATGGCTCATAGCGTTCCTTTGTAAGTTTTTTTGGGGGTATCCTTAGTTGGATACGCGTATCTATGTCTAAAAAATTAATGATAGATGTTACGATATCCTCTGGAAAAGGAAAATAAGCATATAAATCCATTCGGTTCCCAATATCGCTTTCTATAATTCTCTTTATCCAAATCCCCCTATATAATAACATTCGCCGTATGGGGGCGATGGCTTTGCCCCGTAGGTGAGCCCATCCACCCACAAAAGGGATATAAACCCTATTTTTCCTTCTTTTTATAGACTCTTTTCAAAGATGAACGTGTTGCTTTATACAGCCAAATCGCTTTGTATACTGAATCAAGCCGTGAAACAGGTGAAATCCTTTCTGCCGACCCATATACAATCGCTGGTATGGTTCAACATAGACCCTAAAACAAACCATCACGAGCATCAGCAAATCTATTCGGCGGGTTCCCCTCATTTGTCGTGGGGCTCCCAATGGGAACCCGATGCCGCCACTGACGCGTTCCCAACCACCGGATATTTCTTATGGGTATTCTGGGATGCCAATACCAGTCGCCGCTATTATGCGTGTTTGGCCGCCGAAGAAATGAAAGGAGTATTATACGAGTCCTCATGTAAAACCTACAACGATCTGTATTTGTATCACCCCAAAGCCCTATTGGAACGCTTAAAGCGCTTTATTCACACCGACAGCATCGTCCATCGCAGAGACCATACGATGTTAGAATTATTCATCCATAAAACCCCCAAAAACAAAGCCATCTTAAAACAATTTCAAAACTACAATGGTCTGGAAGAATGTCTCTATATTTCCCACAATTTAACCGCGGCGGCAATTCAATGGCTTGCCCTTTGGATGGAACTCGGGATGAAAAAACTAGCAAACCATACGATCCATCTCACTCCCCTCACCGTCATTGATTGCGAATTTGAAGAAAGAACGGTCAAACCAGATGAGTTTCTCTTTCCATAAAGATTCCAGAGTCTTTTATTAGAGGGATTCCATAAAGAATGCTGCCAACGGCATCCTTATATCAAACCAATCTCGCAGGACAAACCCATCAAGGATTGGTGGAAGACATTTCCACCCGCAGCCTCCAAAGCGTTCGTATTGGAGAAGGCGCCGGTAAAATCCAAGAAGGCATTGCGAATGCTTTCGTCGGCTACGAAGCGGGTCGCGAAAGCCGCAATGGTTCTTATATTACCTTTGTCGGTTATCAGGCCGGCTACGCCAACCGCTCGGCGTCCTACGGCACCTTCGTCGGCGCCTACGCCGGTCGCGAAAACGACCAGGGCACCGCCAACGTCTTTGTCGGCTATCGCACCGGCGAACAAAACAAAGGAGGTTCTCAGTGTGTCGGTATTGGCGCCGACGCAATGCGCTACAACGACTCCGGAAACAATTCGGTGGCCGTGGGCTATGCCGCCGGCGAACGGTGCCTGGATGGATCGTTCAATACAATGATCGGCGCCCAATCTGGCCAAGACAACCGCAGTGGCAATTACAATACCATGGCCGGTTATCGCTCGGGTCGCTCGGCCTTCCAAGGCAACAGCAATACCTATTTCGGTGCCTACGCAGGATATTCCAATACATTCGGCGATGCCAACTGTTTTATCGGGTTTCGCGCCGGCGAAGCGCTTTCTTCGGGTAATTTCAACATCGCCATTGGAGCATACAGTCTTGCCAATGCTACCCAGGGTAGTTCCAATATATCCATCGGCACCGGCGCGGCGACCACCGCCACTGGATCGGGCAATGTTTTTTTCGGCCAAAATGCCGGTGCCAGCAATTACGACGGCGATTTAAATGTCATCATCGGTGCCGACGCCGGTCTTTCCAATCAGGGCGACAAAAATGTCATCATCGGGGAATCCTCCGCCCCTGTTTGGGAAGGCGATGGCAACGTTCTCATCGGCGCCGAAGTATCCCATCACGGCACCGGCTATCAAAATGTGATTATAGGATATAACACCGCCAGCGAAAATTATCGCACTGGTTGTAATAATATTTTTATTGGCACTGGTAGCGACGCCACACGTTCCAATGTGGATAATGCCATCAGCATAGGAACCGTTAACGTCAGCACCACCGCCGACACCATCGCCGTTGGAAAAAACATAGAAAATACGGGTCTCAATTCGGTCAGTCTGGGATTCAGTATCAATACCAATGCCCAAAACTCGGTGTTGGTCGGCGAAGCCCTCAACATCACCAGTGCCACCTATTTCAACGACCCATTGAATATAGAAATCGTCGCCCTCATCCAGAGCGATGCCCTTCTTAAATTCGGGATTTCAAATATCCTCTATGACAACGGTATTTTAGGAACCCCGGAAGTCCCCTATGCCACCGCCGAATTCGGTTACAACACCAGCAATCTTTACAATTCGTCCACCAATCCCATTACGAATCGCGTATCCGTGTCAAGTTTTAATTTAGCGGACATAATGGGCTATCATACACGGGTTCAAGGATGTAACCTGTTTTATACACAATCTCCCTTTCAAACCACCACCACGGTTGTCAGCGCAACAACCTCCAATGCCCCCGTGTTTCTCTATAATACCCCAATGCCATCCCGTGCCCCCACCATCACGGCAGACTGCAACCAACCGCTGACGGCCTATGCTTCCAATACACACGCATTTCATTCGCATCTCACCTTTCAACCCGATGCCTCCAACTTTTTTATTCAAAATGTGTTTCAATGTAACGTGTATGAAAGAGATTATACGGTTCGCGTCTTAAAACACGCCAAACAACCGTATGTATCCCCAACATTGGAATGGCTCTACGAATACCCCACATCCAACCTCCCGACCTTCCAATCGTCCTCCAATCTGCTGGTATTACAGTGTCCCCAATACGGCCGCTTAAATCGCATCCACGCCCCCGCCACAGATTGGACGACCCCCGCCGCCATCGCCGCCGACTATCGCCCGATCCCGTCGGCCTATTTGACTCCAACCGATTCCTGTGGTATTTTGGCGAGCGAAACCATCTATGACGCAACATCCAATTTATATGGCATTTCTTCCAACGTCGTTCAAACCCTCTCCTTTCCAGTGACAGCCAACGATACCCCAACGCTCATTCTTCCCGGCTCACTCTATACCGATTCCAATCATGCCCCCAGTCACTGGACGGTTGACCAACGATGGTGGATGGCGTTTCAATACGGCGATTGGGCACACACCTCCAATATAGAATTGCTTTCGTTTGACGCTCGGTTTCGTTTTTATTCCAATGAAACCCTCTATACATCCAACCAAAACCTCTACATCCCACAGACCACGGTTTATACGATAGACACTGACAATGGATATATCTTTTCCGGTTCCAACGACTCTTTTTACATCGGGGACACGGTCATTTTTCAACAGTTCAGCCCGTCCAACGCCGATTATCCCATTCGGTTTGCTGCCGAACCCGATGGCATAAACGATAGCGACTATACCAGCAATATTACGTATACGGGAACTGCGGGAATTGACGGATATGCGACGGTTCTCATCACCAGCAACACCCCCAATCCATTGTATTACTATGCGTCCAATCAAACCGGCTGGGGAGGTTCCAACCATTTATTGCCAACCCCCTACATTCCCATTCAATTCCCCTACGAAGACGTCCTATTCGGCTGTAATGCGTTTCATTGGTATAGCAACGAAGAACCGGCGCTTTGGAATGGTGCGACCCTTACAGAACCCTTTCAATTCCGTATGACGTTTGTAAAAGATGCCATTCCATTTTCCTGTAATATTTCGGTTTCCTTATACGCCACCCAAACCGCCCTCTGGGAAGATACCAGTACTGTCCTCGGTTCCAATGTGGTCTTGACCGCCCCACAGTCCACTTTCAAAGGGTGGATGAAACCGGCCAGCAATGTGTTTATAGAACAGTATCCGTCCAACGGCATTCTTAGCGTCGCCGACGAATGGACGTATCACCCATTGAATCCATGGGATCCAATCCAAGACCCGATGTCGTTCTTCTTACAGAACTCCAACAACACATTCAAACGTTATTCCTATATGTGGGAAACGCAACCGGGAATCTATCGTTCTTCCAATTACTGGGTTCAAACTCCCACTATCATCACTGAAATGTCCAGCAACGCGGTTTACGTTGGTTCCAATGAAGTCACCGAATTATTATACCATCATCGGTTTTTTACGTGTAATATCCAAACCTTAGACGGTCAAGTCTCGTTCCCGACCACAGAAACAACCATCCCTATTCTTTCCTACGATTCCCAAGAGGGTCAACAATGGATTTATTCCAACGTTCTTATCGCACATCGCTTGGAAATCTTCCCAACCCTCGGTTCCAATACAACAACCTACATAGATACCATCAGCAACATAGACATTCTTATAGACACCAATGATTCCAACATTATCTTTTACAGCAATATTTCAACGACCGAAGATGGCACTTACACCGACCCGTATTCCAATCATATCATAGAAACCATCGGCGATTACGTCACCACCCATCGGCACGTATATGACTCCAATTACACCGTAGAGACCGAATGGCAGGACACCAGCAATATCATAGATGCTCCTCGGCAACTGTTTTTATACCAGACCCAAGCGACCTATCCCAAGGGCACCGCTGTATTGACGGATGCCCCCGAAGTAAATAATGGGTCGCAATACCGCCGAACCACCCAATACCAATATCGTCTGGAACGAATCTATGACGAACAACGTGCGTTCCACCCAATCGTTCAAACGGCACTCTATCATTCCAACGCGACACTGACACTCTCTGCCGCCAGCGACTATTGGTTGATAGAATCCAATGTGGGTCGCGTTTCTCAAACCGACGCCTCCAATCTTCGGCAACAAACCTCAAACCCTCCGCGACTCTATTTGGATGCCAAAACGGCTTGGAACGCCACCGATACGTATAGAAATGCCACGTTTCGTTATACGATAAACAGTCAGCCTTATACATATACAGCACCGTATTATGTATGGAACAACACCCGTGCCCCGTCGCCCTACCAGCAAACACCATTGGCCGATTACCGAAATCGTTCAGGATCGCAATGGTGGGAGATGGATGCCAACTATCAGGCCTCATTGGTGTCGTGGGAGGCCAGTGTTAGACCCACGGATTTTACACCGACCCATCTCTATGTCATGTCTTTACAAAAAGGGTATCTCTCAAAAGATTCATCCGTTGTTCATAAAATTTCTATGAACGACATCGCCACCGTCGTTTATCAAGCCACCGGGCGCTATGAAACCGATACGATAGAATTCTTTTACGCCAACGAAACCACCGCCCAATTGTCGGGACAATATCGTCAAACGATTTTTTTGCGCTATGTTCCCGAAACGCGCGCCGAAACGTATGCGATTTCCCATACATTGGCACATTGGAACCCACTTACGTCCAATGTTTTCTATGCGACGGTTCCAGAGACGACCACCAGCAATCTCTATATTCGCTACGATGTGAAAAGCGGAAGTTCGCCCTTGGATTTTCATCGGTGGCCTACAAAAACCAGCGATGCTCTTGGTATATACGCGATGGAAGAATTGAACCAACCGTCGGTCTATGCGTCTATCAAATCGGCCTTGTATGCCGAAAGTGTAGCAAACCAAGTGGTTCGGCATACGGTTTCTTATGGTCTCTATGGGTCATTGTTGAATGCCTCCTTGGGATTAAATGTGTTGGACACAGGAACCCTCCATATACCAATGGTACCCTTTTATGATTTCCCACAATCCAATACAAGTTCCTTATTAGAAATCCATACTTTAAATGATACGACAGATTACATTCACTGCAATGTCTTTTATGGCGCCGATTCCAATCATTTAGAACCGTTAATTGATGTCGGTGGAACCCGTACGACCGACGCAGTAAAGTTTACAACGACCCGTGCGTTGAATCATGGCCACTTGACCCACGATGTCTTCGCCGAATCTACATTGGCCTCCAATGTCCTGGATTATATCCCCTATCAACCCAGTCAAGTTTCCAACGAAACCCTCTATATTCAGTGGGTTTATAAGGACGCCATTGTATCTCCCGAATATCAATGGAATTTGAAAAATTATTGGTTTGTTATCTCGCCTCAACCGGTGGTTCCCTATCGCGAAATTGCAGAAAACCGAACACTGGATATCTTGGATGCTTCGCGCAGCGTGGTATCCCAAGGATTCCGCGAAGACGTCGCCGGCGGCCAAATTGAAATGGCATCCAATCATTATACATATCCCTATCATTCCAATACCCTAAATTCCAATATCGTCTATCACACATGGAATACGGTTACCCCTAACATCTATACGACACCAATGGCCTTCGTTCCGGTGGCCTATTCCTTTCCAGTGGAAATCCTCCCACCTACCCCCACAGTGTTCGTAGAACAGGCGGGCTCAGTATCCTTAGCTCCTTTGATTTCATCTTCCCAGATACGCTTTCATCCCGCCGATAGCTATCAATTAAATATGTATGTAGAAACCCCTCCCCTTTATGGATTGTTGAGAGATGAAATCACCGACGAAGTAGGCGCTTGGACGTCCAATGCCATCGCCGAAGGTCGCGTTGTGTATCAGCATTTAGGCCAAGACACCCCCCTCATAGATACCTTTACCGTGCGTTTTGGAACCCATCCCTATGACGTAACACTGGCATCCGTTACCGTAGAAATACAGATTGCCCGACTTCCCCGACTCACGCGCGACCGCGAAGATTTTATTTATGCCACGTCTACTTCCAATGCCCTTCAAACGCTCTACGGATTGAACCGCACACTCACCTTTGATACTTCCAACAGCGGTTACATACATACCATTCAACAAAGCAATATTGAAACCCTCTGGAAAGACGTTGCTTGTAATACGATAGCCATTGCTGATTTAACCAGTTCCAACACAGGATATAAATTGATCCCGGATTTTTTCACGGTTCAAGCCAGCAATGAATCCCGGACGGCCTACGATCCGTTAAGCCTGCGATTTTCCATCAGCAGTCGCGAAGATCCCACCGATGTCCATCGGCTGACCTACGAACCCCTATATTCCAATTTGATTGTCTATGATTGGTCGGGATCTTTCAACGCGTTGGCATCCAGCAATCTTCTCGTTCCCCCAACGCTCGCCAGCAATACTCAAAAGGTGGAATATGATTTTCAATTGGATTCCCCCAATTACCAAGATATGACATCTCTAGAAACGACCTTTACCTTTTTGGTGGAACCGTATAACGATTTGGTAGATAGCACCTTTTTAACAACATCCGCCAAAACACTTTACGACGACTACTTTAATGTAAGATTCTACGTAGAATTTTTGGGACCCGAAGATGCCGAATTATGTCGCTTGGAAATCCAATATCAAACCGTATCGGTGAACGACACGGTCGTTCCAATACCCGACAGCATCCAATCCACCCTACGCTTCAACGAATATTCACTGTGGTCTATTGTTTTCAACGACGGTGCCAATCAAGGGTTTTTATCCATTTATGTGAACCCGAATACATTTTTGGCAAATCGGGACAATCAGGCCGTAAATTTGCTGAAAGATGTAAATATACCGATAATCTTGACACAACTGAGTCGTATACGGATTTTATCCTATGCCGACGACCCATTGAACTACAGTCCCGCCACGAATACATGGACGCTTTATCCTTCGCCGCCCACAGAACCCATCTATAAAAAACTACAACTGACACAGTCCAGTCATCGTCTCTATTTTAAAAACGTGGAACTTTCTACGAAGATTGCGACGCAAGACGCCCAAGACGTTTTGACCGACACCTATAACATTGCGCTGGGGAAAAACATTCAAGTCAAGGGCGAAGACAATATCTGTTTGGGAACGAATTTCTCTACGTTGGGTAAATTTTCCATCATCATCGGCAACAACATCGGCCAATCGGTGAATTTTGTCAATCAAGTCTATCAATCCATCATCATCGGCAATACCAGTTTTCAAGACTCTATCATACGAAATATTACCGCGATTGGCTCCGGTTTGATGAACAATCTTTATGCGGGAGCATTGCCAAACTTGACCGACCAAATCATCAATCAGTTTATTTCCAAACGACCGATTCTCATCGGGAATGACATAGGACCCGAAAAGGTAGATTATCATATAAATGTGGCAAATACGATCATGCGAACATCTATCGGCAATACCTCCAACGACCAGATCTATTTGGGAAATGAAAGCGAAATCGTAGCCATCGGTTATACGTCCAACGAAGGATTACTTGGACCCGCAAAGTTGTACGTGAAAGGCGACATAGAAACTCAGGGGATTCGTATACCTTTTCAACGCATTTCTTCCACAGGGGGAACAATGACAATCTCCTTAAACACATTTGGGCGCGGATTGATTGAATTGGCGTCCAATACATCCCCACCGGCTTTGACGCTCCAATTTGGATCGTTGACCGAACACATTGGAAAAGAATATGAAATTATCTTATACGAACGTTCGCTTGTCCCCCGTTCGCTTTTCATAGATACGGCGCTGAAATTTGTGAGCCCCCGACCAACCGCCACCACGGCCAATTCTATAGACCGACTCATGTTTACGGTGATAGATACTGGATTGGCGTTGGCGACATTTATGAGCAATTATAGCTATTAAACGCCGAAAAACCATATAAAGACGTTGCGTTCTATTAAGAATAGAACCCAGTGAAACAAAGGTATCCCAGGCATTTTATACATCCAAGACCCAAGTAAAAATGGAAAATAATACCGTTCAAACCAAAATCTACAAACCCAGTGGCATCAGTATTTGCGTGAAAAATCTTCCTACATTTGCCGACGATCTATGGCTGTATCGCCGATTTTCGCAATTCGGTGCCATTCACAGTGTTCGGGCAATGGTGAATACCGAAACTTCCCAATGTATGGGTCTTGGATTTGTTAATTTCATTCAAATCAACGAGGGTCAATCGGCCATCGCCCAAATGAACGGGATGATGGTAGACGGCAAACGTCTGGTGGTTGAAATGCAGAGGCCACGCCGTAAACCAGCGGCTCAAACCAATATTGTCGTGGAATCCAACGAACTAACGGCTTAAACCAATAACACTTTTTCTTTTTACAAATGAATTCTTGGGTTTACTTAGGATTCACTGTGGTTGGGACGTGTGCCATCGGTTATCTCGCCAAGAGATTGACGCATACGTTTTTATGGGAGTGGATGATATGCGATGGCACTCCGGACATCGGTATCAAAGAAATCCCAAATATTTTATCTTCAAAGGAATGCGACGCATTGATCCATTGGCTTCAAACGCATCCGGAACGCAAAACCATCAGTGGAGTGGATTCGGGCGTTTTGATTCCCCAAGGCATCGTTCAATACCAGCACCGAAAAAGCGAACAAGCATGGATGTTTTCCAAAGACCATCCTTTGGTGGCTAAAATACGAAAAGCGGTCAAACCCTATTTGCAAACCCCATGTCGTTATCAGGCTTTACAAATCGCCCATTATAAAACAGGGGGCTATTTTAAACCCCATTATGACAACATTATTACCCCATGGATTTCCAAACAAAGATCGGCGACGTTAATTATTTATCTCAACGACGATTACGACGGCGGTGAAACACGCTTTCCCTATCTAAATCGCACAATACGACCAAAAAAGGGCGACGCCGTCTATTTTCGCAATCTTCACCCAATAAATAAAAAAGTGCTCTGGCATTCCAAACACGAAGGGTGTGAGGTAAAAAGCGGGGAAAAATATATCGCCACGCTATGGCTACACGAAAAAAATGAGCGTGTAAATAAGAAATCCCTCTAATAACGCCGAAAAATGGAGACCGCCATCACCCACCAATTTGTACGCGAGATGCGGGAAGCGGGTTATATCGTGAATCAGTTTACCTTTTCCGATGGAAAAACCCTGCCGACGGTATACGGTTCTGCCATTGCCATTCGGCGGAAAACCACGGTTCCCATTCAAATCAAACCAATGGGAAATTTTGAAATTGTATTTCCGTTTGTGGAAGAAAAAAGTAAATAAAAGGGGGTAAAAAATATAAAAAATGAAAAAATACCTTATTAAAAAACGATATAAATCCGGAAATCTCCAAAATGGAGGAGACGTTGACCGCCATCTTTAATACCATTGAAAAGCGCCTTGCCACGGACGACATTGAACCTTTACGGGAGTCTTTTCAAGAATTAAAGTGGACGATGATGTGTCTACTGGCGATTCAACGCCAGGAAAACAAGAGACCCAATGAAAGTCTGTATCAATTGATGCCGACGGAGATAGAATGTCTCAATCGGTGCTTAAACGATTCTACCGAAAAATAAAACAAGAGAGATGATTAAAATTTATATCTTGTATCACGACGACGCATCCTTTGCGAAAGCGAACGCATATGCCTCTCAATTTTCTTGGATGGAACCCATAAGGGTTCCAGCAACCAATTATATGGAAAGTGCGGTGTTCCGTATACTCCGTGAAAAAGAACATGAATGGAATCGTCCAGAGATAGAATGTGTGGGTTTATTAAAATATAATTTTGAACAAAAAAATCCATTTTATGACTTACCGACCCTTTTTAATAGCGAAAAACAACAGTACGATGTTTGGTCGTTTGTCAACGGCCACGAAGACCCTGAACGATGGTCGCATCCAAATATGCTGACGTATGCCACCATTTGTCATCCATTGTTTTCCGTCATCTGGTATTTGCTATTAAAACCTTATATTGCCACCGGTGAATTTTCGTTGAACGACGTATTTCACAACGATTTGCCGGCATTTTATTCCAATGCGTGGATGGCGAAACGACACCTGTTTAAATCCATTGTGTTTGGCATCACCGCATTGATGGATACAATGGATAGCCGAGAAGATTTACAGGAACTACTGTGGTATGATTCTAAATATCCCCATAAAATGAATTCCGGTGCCATCCAACGGGCAATGAAAACCTCGTATTATACTTATCATTGTTTTATCACCGAGCGTCTGCCGTGTTTATTCGTTTGGAAACTAAAAGCCCGACTCAATCAAGTCGGGGGTAAATTAAGACGACCGATTACAAAACCGGATCCATCCTACCCATTGTTGCGTTTAAACAAATAACCCTTTTTTACACCAAAAAGTAAACCCTATGGAGAATACAGGATGCCTTATTTTATTTACAAAGACTATTTTAATGAAATTGAGGACAATGGCAAACAATGGGAAGTGATTCATCCCCGTATTTTTATTCGGTTATTAAACCCAATGAATTGGAAACAATTTCCGGCGGGCACACATTTGGAATACTTTTATTATACCACGATTCAAATGACGACACCTTTTGGTCTTTCTACGATTATAATAGTGTGTCAAAAACCCGAAATGTTCCGCGAATTAAAGACGGTGCTTTCCAATGAATCTATGTTATGGGATTGGTGGTGTAAATGGGGTAAATCCCCTCTCCTTATTTCGTGCCCCGTTTATTTAGACAAAGACGAAAAACGCATCTTTACCTATAGCATCCGGTCTCAACCGATTATCTATGAAGGTGCCTCCATGGAATCCCCTCAATGGCTCAACCGTTTATTAAGCGAAGGGAATTATACGATTGCTTCTGGACAAACGATGATACTGGGACTTCATCGCACCGGCAGCATCTCAAAAGGCACAATGTTACACTTGCTGGAATCCTGGATTTCTCATTATAAAGAGATTCACGAAGATATGGCATTGTGGAACCCCTATCTTCAATGGTATATGAATTTTGATACCCTGTCGTTACCTTTTTTGATGAATATAAAAACGAATACGTTGGTGGGCGATCATTTGGCACTGTATGCGAGTTATGGCAGAACCCATCCAGAAGTGATGACTTTTTTATTTCAACATTCCACGTTAAATCCCGTGATCTCTTATGTCCACGGCAATCGTATCATTTATATTTCATTGTATTCCAAATGGATTCGGTCGCCGACAAATGCGTGGTCTACGATAGATCCCTTTTTATCCAAAATGACCGTTCAAAATTTCATAAACGAAAGCGACAGTGACGATGAAAACGCCGAAAATTTCATAGAAGATCCATTGTATTTGTCCCCGTTGACGACTGAATGGTTTCTACCGTTTGCCCGACAATTTCAAGAAGCACCCCGAAATCCCGATCTTCCAATAAAAATCAAATGGATTCAGCGCGAATACAATATGTCCCCCACCCAAATCGCCTTTAAACTGTATCTTGTGACATTTCAAAATCGCTTGTTTCCCAAAAGGGTTTTGGAGGGCTATTGGGAATTTATTTATCAACAGTTGATTTCGTCACATCCCGAACGCTGGACGTATTTGATCGGGTATATGCTCTATCATTATTATTTTCGGGTCAACGAAATGCCGTGGGCGTTTTTAAAGTGGGTCTTTAAAGAGCCCCATCGCTCTCGGGTTCAATGGTTCCTGAAAATTCATTATCGGGTTCCCCGTTCTTCGTCGCCCCAATCCTTGATAGATATTTTTAGAACGTTCTCCAGTCGCCCAGAAACTACCGTCGCCAAGTTCTATAAAAAGGTCTTACAACCTTCCTTACAGGAGCGCTTAAGAGTCGTCTATCAACTTCGGCGCGAATGGACGAATCACCACGGCCACCAGGAAATGGCAGACATTTTCAGCGTTTTTTTACAAAAAAACAAAGAAGCACTCTTGGCATAACGCGAAGTCTCTCAATCTAAGAGTTTAAAAACCAAATGGTGATCTATCCCATTGAAATCATAGAGGGTTCCATCGGGGCGCGTAAAACGCACGCGAAATTGATGAATGGAACGTTGTTGGTCGCTAAGTTTATATTTGCTTTTCTTTTCTTTTTCGTCGTTCGTGATAAGAAAACGTTCCATATAACGCCGGGATTCCATTGGGATAATCATATAAGCGCGATTGAGTTGATTGGAGGGGGAGGTGATACGATTGTAATCGTTGATATAAAGAATCACATAAGGAGTTCCCGATAAATCCATGGCACGTTCCCCGAGAATCTGGTAAGAACCGTTGGATAAATCCGTGGCCGTCAGCGAATGAATGGGATTGGCGTCGGTTACCCACGGCAGCCCTAACAATTTCGCGGTGGGCTCGTTGAACGAAATAGAAAATGGTTGTGTATCGGTCAATTGTAGTCTCATTTGATCGGTACGGGATATTTGTAAAGATCCCGAAATCGGCCGCATGGCTTTCTTTAGCATCCGTATGAGACAATCTTGTTCCCCAAACGAATAATCTTGAGTTGGGATGGTAATCGTGTAAGATTGCCCACCAACGGTATAAAGCAGTTGATTGTTTCCGGAATGAACCGTGGGTTCCGTGCGGGTCAATTGTATAGACATCAATTCAATGGATTTAACTCCGCGAACCGTATAGGGAAGTGGAATCACATAATCCGCCGGATTGGGATACACGGATGAATCGCGATCTTTGCTGTCAATGACAATGTCTATATGTTCCCGATGATTTTTAGGTTTTCCCATAATAGCACTCTATTTAAGGGCTTTGTATATTTTTAAATTATGAATAATAATTATGTTGCGTTTCCCGAATTCGTCCGTTTCCTATAACGCACCGGTTTATTGGACGGGCGATTATTCCAATGCGATTGCCAAGGGTGCCATAGAACAATTTGTGTTAAAAACACTTGCCGAATGCCAATGGACGGGATGGTATTCTATGCCAAGATCCGACGGGGACATCACGATGGCCGAATTAACGACCTATCTTTCCAAACACGGACATCTAACCGAGGCCGAAGCAACCGAATGGATTACGACCGGACGCGTCCTATTGGGAACCGTTGCCTACCGAATGAGTGATATCCCGAAAACCGTGTTATTGCCCCAGGATGATACGATTTTTATCCACGGTCTTACCACATTGTTCCCGCGAGAACACTTGCCGGCGTGGGAATCACGAAAGCCTCTGGTATTTTGGCGCGGAGCGTGTTCGTGCGATTACCGAAATCAACGTTTTCTTCGCCGAGAGGTGGTGAAAGCATTGTTAAACCATCCCGGGTGTGATGTTAAATTGGTGCGCAAATGGCACGAAGGAAAAGATATTCCAGATACCTATTTTGGCGATAAGATGCCCATTCAAACCTTTTTAGACCACCGATATTTATTGATATTGGATGGCAACGGGATCTCTTCCAGCCACATGTGGGTATTTGCGTCGGGTGCCGTTCCAATCCTCATTAGCAACAACGAATTTTGGTTTAAACCGTATTTGATTTCCTATAAAAATTATGTGCCTATCAAAGAAGATTTAAGCGATCTTTACGAAGTTCTAGATTGGTTGTTTACCCATCCCGAAGAAGCCAAACAGATTGCCGACGGAGCTTATCGTATGGCCTCCATTGTGTTTTCTACAGATTTTCAAAGAGATGCGCTTCGGTGCCAGATAGAATCTTTTTGCGCTTCCTAAATAGAGATTGGTTTGTTTTTCTAAAAATGGGTCTTCTTAAGTCTCAATGGAATGGGGGTGCCATAGATCCCGATGAAGAGGATGCTGATATAGAATCGTCTCAGGAACCCAAAGCGATGAACACTTTCCCCACACCCAGTGGTATTTTTGAAACACTGACGGGGATCAAAGTGCCTCATCTGGAAACGCTGGGAGACGAAACAGACGTGGTTCATTTGAAACTGAATGCCGAAGATACACAAGAATTCTTATTTCATATGTTGGAAGACATCTTACACGACAGCGAAGGAATGCGCAGTGACCCGCAGATGAAAATGAATACAATGTTTTCCAATCCGTCTATGGGTGCCGAAAAATCTAAATGTTCGCTGACGCATTTCATAGAGGTCTTTCTTACGGGAATGAATCGGTTTTACGGGAATGACGCGAATCTGGCGCCGATATTATGGAGCGACAACGCGATGAAACAAAGGCCGACCACCGAGGTTACGATGGCGGAACCTGTCGGCCGAGCAACGCGTGGAGCCCAGCCCACCTATCCGTGGGCGACCGCGATGAGTTTCCAGATTCCTTTAAAATACTATAAAACCTACCCCATTTTCGCATCCATTGAACGCCGCGGGATGAATGAGGCCAAACATTTGTTGAGAAGCGAAATGGATTTAAAAGAATTGGGGAAGAAATACGTTCATTCCAATTATACGGCAGAAGCAATTGCCTATAACAACGCGTGGCCGGTATTAATCAATTTTGATGCAGGGGGGGATTTGATGGCTTCTATTTTGGGGATGTTTAGTTATACGGATATTTCCATTGTGAACGTGAAAGATCCCGGAGATTCACTGCGTAATCGCAATAAAATTGTCGCGGCGATTGAGAAGATATCCAACAAATACCCGACACTGATCGGCACGCTGTTCTTAGACGATTTTAAGAAAGTGAATCGTATTCAACCCGATTCCCCGAAAGGAGCGTGGGCGTTTATAGAGGCGTGTCGGGGCGTCGGGAGTTTAAACATCCATATCAACAATGGTTTGTTTATAGATTATGTGGTAAAAACCTATACCACTCAAATGTCAAAACCCGATGGAATGCTTCCAACCACAAAAGAGGCCATCCAAGAAAGTTACATAGACTATGTGAAAAATAAATTTAAGAAAATTATGCGCGACGAGAAGTATGTGATTCATAAGAAAAACGTGCGTTTTATCGTGAGTGGGACAGCGAGTACCGCGTCGGCCGATGCGGGGGGCGTTCAGGAAACCGAAATACGGCTGTTGGACGTGGAATATTATTTTGGCAAAGATCGTCGCCAAATGAAAATCAAGTTTCACGGGTCGCCCAAGTCGTCGTCGTTGAAATCCCAGGAATACGACCGCGATAACATCAACAGTGCCAGCGATGTCGGTAAAAATATTTACGCACATTATGCGACATTGGCGTCTACGGTGCGTAAAATGTTTGTATCGGTCAGTAATCCGCTTTCGCTCTATGATGTTAAAAAGGGTTCAAAAGATACGACGGTCATAGATACGATGGCGATGCGGGTTTATTTGGAATGTATGTATAAATTCATAGGGGACTTTTGTCAAATTCTCTATTCGTTTTATTTGGGTTCGGTATTTGGTTCTTTTGATAGATCGGCGGTGGCGGTGGCATTTTTCATTATGCGAACCTTGACGAAACACAAAGAAAATTATAAACTCTTTAAGGCCTATAAGAGCGACAATAAGGCCAGTGTGGAACGTATTCGTCGTGGATTGGTCATTGCGACGTCGGCCACCTATCACGGAAAAAAGGCGCCAACCGTGTCCTTTTATGTGAATTACGACGCAATGAATAATATAGAAACGGGAAAAACTGTGATGAAAAAATACATTGCGACGCGAATGATCGGGTTGTCTAAACATCCTTCGCGCACCCAGAAGAGCGAGGGAGAAGGGGGTCAATTGGATATTGAACGGATTTTTCAATTGCGCAAAGAATACATCCATAAAAAGATGCGACACTATTTCCGTCAATTAAATACGTATTATTTAGACAGCGACTATTTGCCGGAAATTCTCCAAGCGTCCAAATCGCACAGATTGAGCCGAGCCGAGAGTTCCTCTAAGGAGACGGCGTCTTATCAATCTATCGCGATAAATGATGTTTTTTCGCCGTCGCGAGAAAAAGCGTTGTTAAAAAAGAAAAAGGGAAGTTTATTACAGCGCGTCCAAGAACAGACTCGGCAAACCATCAAAGAATGGATTGATGGCACATTTAAACGGTTGGAAGACGCATCACCTTTTAAACAGATTATATTGACGTATCGGCCGGTGGCCAAAGGAAAGGTAAAAGATGCGGTTCAAAATGTTGTTCTTCAAGGGTTCGTTTCACAATCTACGACGGAAATCCGTGAAACTTATGAAAAACAATTAAAAGAGCGCCATTTAATGGATAAAAACAATTACCTATGGAATCGTTTAAATGCCAAGATTCGGGCTTATAATGAACAGAGCCTCTTGGCACATATATCTTTCTTTGTAAAACTGAGCCAGAATATATCAAACGACCAAAATAAGGCAGTTTTAGAAATCTTACGAAAGCGCCTACAAGATGCCCCAACATGGGTCGTAGGTGCTGACATTCGGGAACAATATGGTTTAAAAATGGCCGCGAAGCCCGAAGGCGCGAAGGCAGAGCCTAAAGAAAAGCCCGAAGGCGCGAAGCCCGAAGGCACTTTAGCCGAAGGCGCGAAGGCCGACGGCATTGAAGCTATGGATATAGATATGCCCGAACAACCGAAAGCGAAACGATATAAAAGAAACAAAAGTAAAAATTAATAGATAAAAATGTCATATCCTTATTTGTCCTTGGTGGGAGGCCATAAAGCCCCCATTGGGAAACATTTGATGTTTCGTATTTCCAATATGAAAAAAGAATGTTTAGAAATCCAAGAGAATGTCCGTAAACATATTTGGGACATCGCAAACAAATGCGAGGTAAATGTGGTCGCCGAAAGTGGGTATCAATTTAAACCGGTTGGAGTTACCTATGTATTGGTATTGGCCGAATCGCATCTTTCCATCCATACTTATCCCGAACACAGGGAAGCCTACATAGATCTCTTTTGTTGTAATATGGAGTTCAATGAACAAAAAGCATTGGACGCCATCAAAACCGTCTACGAAGGCGCCGACGTGGATATATTTACGGTCATACGATGAACTTATCTCATTTTTTCCAATTGAAGATATACTTCTTTGATGGTTAAACGTTTAGAAGGATTCGGGTCGGTCATTTTACGAACCAGTTGCCGATAGGATTCGGGGATAGAAAACGCCTCACGCGTTGTGGAATTACCCAATGGAGACGTATAAATCCCTGACACAAATTGAATCAAATAGACCATCATCAACCCCAATGAATAAACATCTATTTTCATCGCAGAACTGTCGGCTGTTTTTCCCAAGGAATAAAACGACGGGTCTTTTGGAATATCTTTATAGTGCTGTTCCAATTCGCACAATGAAGGCCAATAATATTGATACATTTCATACATTTTAACCGAATCTTTTCCAGAAAAAACCGCATTCAGTTGTGTGAAACGTTTAAACAATAAACGGGTATACGTTAAATCCGTAATTTTCTTTTTTGTATATACTTGATGAAGAAGCCAATATTCCGGCGGATGAATCCAATAGTTTTTCGCTAAGAACCGATTGGCAGGAACAAAAAGATGACCCTTGGGAACCATAAAGCCAAAATCAATCAAGCGCACATTTTGAGAAGCATCTATCATTATATTGTTGGGTTTGATGTCTTGATGAATATAGCCCCCTTCGTTCAAAACAAGGATGGCTTTGGCAACCTTTGTCATCAATTGTAGAAACGACACATAGCGAATAGGGGTTCCGTTTTTATATTTATCGGCAATATAATCATAGATTTCGGTTCCGCCGTTTAAACTAACCAGTTGTGGATATTGGGCGGATGCTTTGGGAACCACGAAATCACACTGTTTATTGGAGGAACTGCCTTCGTTTTTTTGGATGTCGGCCACGTTTGCCATACATTTGATGATCGGATAAATAAAAAATTCTTGTTTGGGGTCTAATTTTACCAACGGCTCAATCCGTTTTAATTCGTCGTTGGCTTCGCCTTCTTCTTTAAATACCTTTGAAATATATTGGGAACTGGGTTGGCGATTGACGGGTAAATTGGAGCACGGGATGGGAGGATGATAAACGCATCCAAAGGATCCACTGGCAACCATTTTACCACCAACGGTGGCGGAGGTTTGTCGCGTCATCGTTAAAATGGGGAAACCCGTGTATCTATTCTATTGTAATTCCAGACTTAAATAATACATATAGAATCTTATTTATAATGGATTCCTCTGGGAAATCTTCGCTGTTTTGGGATACAAAACCGATGTCGGTGGATGCTGAAAACGATTTGGGATTGGTTCAAGAAAATCACGGATTTCAACAACCGGAAATTCCAGACGCCTTAGAATGGGATATGTTTGAACCCAATAAGGCCAATACTGGGGAATTTTTAGAATTTTTACAAGAATATTATCATACGTCCAGAACACCCTTTCAAATCGTATATCAAGAATCCCACATCCAATTTGAATTAAAAAATCCTCAGCGATCCTGGGTGGTTGTCTTACGCCGGCGCCTAAATAGAAAGATTGTGGCCTGTATCGCAGGAGATGTTCGCGATTATGTCTTTGTTCGGGTGGACAAAGATGGGAATCGCACAGAAGACCGCGAAGCGCTCAAAGGTGTTCTCGTCATTGAATTTTTATGCGTAATACCTTCGCTACGCACCTTAGGAATCGCCCCGAAACTTATTACGGAAATTTCGCGTATCGCACACGATCATTATGGAATTCAAAAAGCCTATTATAATTCCGTGACGCTTTTGACTGGAGAATTTTGTAAAACAACCAACTATCATTATCCACTTCACGTGTTGCGATGTATTGAACGAGATTACGCGTTTCCAACAAAAGAAGAATTGAAACACCTCTTAAAAAGGGTTCCTGATAGCGAAAAACGGGTAAAATTCATAGTTCTCAATAAGGATTCTCCAGAGGATTTAAAGAAGTTCTGTTGCGAAGTGCTTTTGGAAGAATTTCGGCGGACAAAGAAAATTTACGAAGAAATCACGATGGATCAAATTAATTTAGCGTTGGAATCGTCGTCCATTTGGATAATCGCTGCGATATCAGCCGATCACCATTACTTGGGATGTATTTGGACAACATCGCATCCGTATAAAATTTTAAATAAAAAAAAACCGTTGAACCGAATGCTGACGGTTTTGTTATATCATTACGGTTTTATGTCATTATTAAAGAAACATGTTCGGCGGCGCATCTTTGAAGAATTTTACATGTTTGCCCGCGACAACTACGATTTATTACAATGGGACGCGATTACGGCAACTCAGGAAGAAGCCTATACTGCTGTAGAGGGATTTCAAAAAGGTCACGATTATTATCATTATTTATATAATATCCGGATGATACCATTGGAACCCAATGAACTTATCAATATAGGTATATAAGAAAGATGGATAGAGTAAAATAGATATACTAGATAATAAAGATGCGGCTCAGTATCGCCCAAAGAAAATTCCCATTGCGATCCCGAAACATGCCTTTACGAGCGGTCTTGAGGCCTTCGGCGCAAGCAAGACCTTCGGTGCAAGCAAGGCCTTCGGCGCCCACCGAACAGTCGTATACGGATTTTATGAAACAACTTCAATTTCCAAAGGAGATTTTGTCGGTTTCCACTGATCGTCGCGCGGAAATTGCCCTTGTGGAAAATGTAGACGGCGAGGTTGTGGAAGTTCGTCTTCCAGATGAATTTGAGTTGAAGACTTTGTTGGATAAAAACATAGAGGTCTATATTCGGCCGACAGGTTCGCTTGCGCCGACAGGCTCGCTTGCGCCGATAGGAGAAGATACCATAAAGAACTTCCAAAATGTAAGCGAAATGATAAGCCTATTTTTACAACTGTTTTTCGTCGGGGCTATTTTAAGTTTGATCGTTCAACGTAGTTTCGGTGGAAACCAAAATCTTCCATTTCAGTCGTTTGGTGATTTTGCGAATGATTCCAAAGATTCCTCAACAGAAATCATTACCTTTCAAGAAGTCGCAGGCTTAGAGGGTCCAAAACGCGAACTAAAAGAAATCGTAGATTTTCTAAAACGCCCCGAGGCCTTCGCAGAAATGGGCGCTGTATTGCCAAAGGGGGTTCTATTGTCGGGGCCCGCCGGGACTGGCAAAACCCTTTTGGCAAAAGCCGTCGCAGGAGAAGCAGGGGTTCCATTTATCTATTGCTCGGGCAGTGAGTTCGTTCAAATATTCGTCGGCTTAGGTGCGACAAGGGTGCGAGAATTATTTAAAAAGGCACGCGAAAAAGCCCCTTGTATCGTTTTCATAGACGAAATGGATGCCATCGGTCGTGCCCGTTCAATGAATGCGGGAACCGGTGCCAATACCGAACAAGAACAAACAATGAATCAAATCCTTACTGAAATGGATGGGTTTAAAGCCAGTTCGGGTATCGTTGTGATTGGCGCCACCAATCGCAAGGAAATTTTAGACGAAGCCCTCATACGCAGTGGCCGTTTTGACCGCCACGTTTTTGTCGGAATGCCTTCTAAGGAAGAACGGCGGGCGATATTAGAAGTTCATACGCGGGGCAAAAAACTGGACGCAGATGTATCCTTGACGGTTTTATCGGGACTAACCCAAGGAATGGTGGGTGCCGATTTGAAAAATCTGGTAAACGAAGCGGTGATTTATGCTGTTCAACACGGCGCCTCCACGATAACAATGAAAGCCTTTCACGAAAGTTTGGATAAAATGTGTTTAGGATTAGAAAATAACACCATCGTGCTGTCACCCGCCCAAACCGAATTAATCGCCTATCACGAAGCAGGGCACGCCTTAATGGGAATCGTCGTCAATGAATACGATAGATTGCAACGCATAACCATTGTTCCACGTGGGGATGCCGGAGGTCTTACCATTTTCCAAGAAACCGATCAAGATTTACAATTGTATAGCCAACAATATCTGTTAAATCGCATTGTCGTGGCGTTGGGAGGGCGTATGGCCGAAAAGAAAGTATTTGGGAGTCTACGCGTCTCCACAGGGGCATCCGCCGATTTAGAAAGCGTTCAGCATATCGCCCGTAAAATGGTGAGTGAACTGGGCTTCAACGAAACCCTTGGCCAGGCATCTTGGAGTGGCGATTTTGGCATTTCGGGTTCTACTACGGACGCCATTGATGCCGAAGTGAAATATTTGGTGGATTGGGCTCAAAGCGAAACCATGCGATTGATGGAACACTATGAGTTCTATCTTCATCGCTTGGCGGAAGCCCTGATTCAAAAGAAAACATTAATGTACGAGGATATTTTGAAATGCGTGGAAGGCATTACGTGTGAAATAAAAGAGGTCGCAAAGAAACGACACCGGAACAAAAAAAGAAAACAGAATTACACCTTTATTGACGGCGACGAATCTTCTTAGTTGGCATAATCTTAGACAAACGCGTTTTTATAGAAGAACGTATGTCATTTAGATCATTTAAAGACATTTTAGTGTCGGCGATTTCGTTCACCAGAATGTCCTTATCTTCCATCAAGGCAGACATCGCGCCACCTCCGCGCAAGAAAAAGGTTTGAATCCATTGGAATCCTAATAAAACATCACCCAGGCCATACCAGAGTTCACTATAATTCGCGTCGGTTGGGTGACGTATAATAAATTGTATAAAATTAAAAACATAGGATTTCGGCAAAGCGTCTTCGGGTTGTTTATACGTATATCCGGAATCGCCGTGTAGTTTAAGTTCATAATAGGCCGACCGTTGTTCGCTGTTGGGTTTAAATATCAATACGTGAAGATCTAGGCGACCGTGTCCATCCAAATAAACAATGGCATTTAAATGCTCTTTTTTAAATATTATTTTTTTGAGACCTTCTATGGATTGAAGTTGTTGATAAATGTGTTTTTGTAAGGCTTTCGTAGAGGTCATACCATTGCCCGAAAAGACAATTTTATTTTCCCGCATTGGGCCATTGGGACTTCTTGTCATAATAAAAAATTCTATTTGAGCGGGGCTAAATTTTAGTTTTAGGAGTTCGGGGTCGGATAACACCTTAGCACTTTCAAATTTTTGAAGAAAATAGAAGTTGGATTTCATAAGAGGAACCGCGATCCGGTGACGAACATCTTTCGGCAACTGCGCCAAAGGATAGGCTGGATCGGGATTTAAAGAGGCCTTATAAAGCCGTTCTGGAATGCTTTTAATGCGCTGAATTAGATCGGTTTTCTTACCATCCGTCGGGAGTTCATAGGCTTCCAGGATGGGAATCAGTTCGGCGACGGTTTTCTTGTTCCAATCCATAAAAAGATAAAAAAGGGTGACTGGTACACGCGTTCTATATAAAAATCCTAAATAAATTATCCTCCTAAGAAGCTTCGGGAGGTGGATCTTTAGGGCGAACCAAAGATGACATATTCAATAGCATTACCGTTAAAAAGAGCAATCCTAAAATACTCGCCACAAACACAAGAGTTACGTAAGGATTTGTTTTATAGCTGGCGTGGAAAATTACATAGAGCAAGAGGAGAATCGGGATAAAGAAGAAAGCCATCATTTTAAAGTTGGATTCACGGAACAGAGCCCCGACCTTTGCGTCGGCTTGGCGCAAATGATTGAGATGTTCGCGCACCCCAAATACCACCGGGCTCCAAGTAATCACTTTATTGGAACGCGATTTTCCCCGTTCTACCGTTGTCATAAATTCCAATTCGTCATTTCGGGTGGCGTGATGTTCCATATAGAGATACAGTTTTCCTTCGTTGGTGATGCGTGACAATTGATTTTCTTGGAAGGGTTCGTCGCTGTATTTTTCTTGGCGGGTCGCATTGCGAATATAGTAGTCTTTAAATACCGGAACTTGTAACAAATTAAATATGGATTCATTGAGATTTTGGATGGATTTGACATAAGTTCCTTCCAGGATCATTTGAAGTTCGCTGTAAAACTTTGTCATCGTGGTTAAGATGAGAATGCCGAGAATGAGAATCACTTCCACGAGCGTTAGCATATAGGGGCTGATGGGAATATCGGGGACATACACTTTCTTCATAATGAAAATGGTGAGAGCCATCGCGGTCAACAGAAGCCATTGGCGACTGATGGTGGCTTTGACACTGCGATCTAATTCTTTAATGTTTTCGCGGGTGATTTTAGGATCGGCAATACCGCTTTCTTCGGCTTCCTTGGTTTTTTCCGTGAGTTCTTTCTTAAAGTCGGGGATAAAAATGGATTGTTGGCTGTAAAAATACACCAATAGACCAACGCCTACGACGGCACGAAGAAGAATATAGCGCACATAAATGCCTACTTTGGCGATACGAATCCAGCTGGGATTGCTAAATTCATAGCGGAAACTGCTGGATTTATCGGGGTCGTTGACAAGATAATAAAGGGTAATGGCGAGAATAGAGACGGTAAATAGGGCGATGACTAAAATGATATTTGACATTGATTTCTTAAAACGTTCTTGAAGTGGATTGTTGGGGTCTAACAGGGCTTCATATAGGCGATGGATGCCCGATTCTTTTTCTAAATATTCATAGCCACATTCTTTGGATTGTTGTTCGCCAACCACATAGGTTTGATGGATGGCTTGATAGGAACGAAAGGCGTGATAATAGGCATATAAAAAGATAAGAATGCCAAGAATGGCAAAGATTTTGAATAGGGCAACCATATAGGCCGGTCTTAGGATAAAAGCAATGACTTGGATGAGACTCATAAAAAAGGTTTTAAGAGCCCCCATCCTTAAACACGTGTAATGTTAAGAAACCTTACTTGATAGATAGATATTATTACAGATGAGTTGTTGTGGTAGAGACGTTGGAATTGGTCGGGGGATTATGTCGTTCCAATAAATAAAAATGCAGTTTACGCAGTTTGGTATTAGAATGGATCAATTGCCAATGGCTTTTTATTTTTTCTAAGAAGGGGATCGCATTGAAATTCACGGGGGTTTTTAAGGCAATAAAACGGGATGTGGTAGATAGACGAATACAAACGTCGGCCAATGGAATCCCGGATAATTCCAGATCAATTTTGTCTTTGGTTTTGTATTCGGGGCCACCCCATGGCGGATCTATGAAAATCAAATCTTGTTCCAGTTGGGACACTATTTTAAGTAAATCGGCCTTATAAAAGGTGATATTTTCAACCCCCAAAAGTTTCATATTATGTTTTAAATAATGAAATCGTAGTTTATCCAATTCAACGGCATTGATGTATTGAAAGGCGCGTGATAATGAAAAGGTATTACCGCCGACACATGCGGTTCCGTCGGTGATAATTGCTGTGGATGGCACATAATGAAGAATTTCTTGTGTGATTTTGTCGGCGGTAAGTTGATCGGTTACACTGTAAAGTGCTTCATTGTCCAATCTTAACTGAGACCTTATTGTTTTAGGAAGGAATTTAAAAAGAAAATCCCGTTTATCCATTGGGGCATTCTTTCTGGATAAAAATAAAACGCAATTTATGTTTATATAGGCATGGTGTTACGCGGTGGGCTTGCGCGCCCACACGGCGCTTTTATTGACGGGGTTGTTTTGTGAGGATTGTGAAGAAGCCGAAAGTTCTTTGGATTTATCCGCAGGAGCCAAAGGCGCGAAGCCCGAAGGCTGGCTTTGCCCCGAAGGTTCTTTCATAGAAGGCATTAAAGATGTAGTAGATGTTTTTTGTGAAGAGAATCCAGATGGAGCAGAAAGGAGCCTTTGTGAGGTTTGTGAAGAGGTTAAATAAGAAGACGAAGACGTGAAACCCGAAGGCGCGGAGCCCGGAGGTTCTTTAGCCGGAGGCGCGAAGCCCGGAGGTTCTTTAGCCGTAGGCGCAGAGCCCGAA